TTTGCCCACATCACTGGAGGCAAAAGAAAACCTATTATAACTAACAGAGATTGTACCACGCATCTCGGTAGGACTAAGGACCGTGGGAGGGGCGAGCTCAGATGAATCAATTGCGTACCAATCTATTGTCTTTATACCCCAACCCTCATCACTGCCGGTATTATATATAATGCGCGGCTCTGTTGTGTTGTGGGTAATAATCAACTGATCGTCAAGTTCGACATAATTAAGGGAACTTGTTGCCGCAATATTCCATGGAGTCACGAACTCTACTATATCTCCTACTCCATCTCGGATAACCGTACCATCTTTATGAATCCGAAAGTACCCGTCCCCAAACTCTAATAGGTACTTAGTCAACCCTACGGTAAGTGGTATAAGCCTCACATTTCTGTCTGTGTATCTATGAGTTCCAGAGAACTTTGTGCCAGGTCTTTTATTTAATGAGCCGGAGGGAGTTATGAGCATATTTTTGATTTCTTTCGCACTCGATGCGTAGAACTTGGTATCAATGCGCCCATAGTAAAGTGGAGATATTTCCCCTTGAGAGAAGTTGGTTATATTACCTTCCACTATAATAATCCTCGGAGTCTATAGGGTCTTTGCGTTGCCGTGCATCTTCGAGAAATGCAGCAGTTGCTTTCTGCACATACTCTTGCAACATTACCTGGGCCCTTTTCCCGCCATCTATGGCAGGAGAGAGGCGGTGAGCGAGGTAGCTGGTAAAGGCATCTATTACAGGTGAGGGTAGGAAGGCCGGGTCTATACGCCTAGTATAGTAAAACTTTACTACGTCGAAGTTACATTCTACACCAGGGCCTCCAACAAGAGCATAATCGGTAATATCATTATTCCACTCATCTTTGAGCCTTTGGAGGTGCAGAAAATCGGTGGGTACATTATATCGATATTCATAATCGATTAATGGTGGGTCGAGTTCCTCTCCTTCTGGAGGGACAAGATAATCTAAAATCCTCATGCCATCAGACCAGGACCACATATAAGATGTGGTAAACACATCAAGGGAGGGTTGTAGCAGTTCAGCACAAATACTACCGGCGGCTGTCACGGGAGCCTCTATGTTACTTATCATCTTAGCTCCTAATTTAAGAAGCCCCTGATTTGCCAATTCGGTAGCACTTGCCATACTCTCCCTTCCTTATTCAAATACGAACCAGATTCGTATTTCATTCTTTTTCTACGGGCTCTTTTTTCTTCTTATCTTTTACGTCCTCGATGCTTGGTTTAATGAAATCGGCGGAATCGGTTGCTATCTCGAAGTAACTATTGATAGCCGCCCTCTTACCCTTAACCAGATAAAGGTCCTCTTCATTTGCCTTATCACCTACCGCGTAAAAATGACCGTTTGTGTAATTCCTTACAGTACAACGATACTTCTTCCCCATATCTATCTCCTATAAAAGAAATTGAAAAAAAGCGACCGAAGCCGCTTCATTTTAATAGGTAGTGAACAGATCAACCTTTCCAGCCGTAGCGGTTGTTCCTCCATTCACATTCCTACATCTAGTATACTGCTGCCCACCGGCGGATACAGGTATTTCAAACATAGCACTTTTGACAAGAGCTGCAAGGGAGATAACAGGGCTTGTTGCCATTGTCTTTACTCCTGTTGCAAAATCCTCTACATCAGAGCTCTCCAAGACAAGCTGTTGACTGTCACAGGTGGCAAAGTCCTCCCTCACCACAACATTAAAGAACCTAGGGACGGCACCAGAGCCAACCCCCTTAGCATCATACCCGGTTACAGGGGCTCCATGGTCTATTACATCTCCTACCTGGCCACTTGCCACAGCAGCAACGTTTTCAGCATACACATCATTCTGACTTATAATCATTTCATACTCCTTTTCACAGGCACCGGGCCTCCCCGGTGCCATTTACCTCTATTTGGCTAATTATAACAGCACTCTCCTTAGGAAATTACTGATTCAGTGAGAACCAATTGCTCTTCCATCTTGATAGGGGTTCCCATGTAGTCCCGTATCCACTTACGGCCGAAGGGGTTAGTCGGATCGTAGGTCACATTAACCCGGTCTTTGGCCACTTTCTGCAAGTTCCGCAAGCTTCTGCGGTTCAAAAAGATATAGGAGCTTTTCTCACCCATATTAGGAAGTTGTGCCAGGGCATCAAGAATCAAATCGTCGCTGAGTCCACCATTATCCCCGGAATCATTGATAACCGCATCTTCAAGGTTTGCGATACGCACAATAGCCCGGTCGTCTTTTACAACGAATCCCAGGTCCCAGATGAAGTGAGTAGTTAGAACATCGTAACGTTTACCATCACTGTCATACTTAGGCTCTTCACCCTTATCCTCAGTCTCGATACCCGCTTTGGTGCCATTTGGATAGATACCATACATCGTATCATCTCCAAGTTCCATAATCAGAATACTCATAAGATCGGTTCCCGTCCCACCGGCATCAATGACCTGAGGACCGCCAGTTATATTATAAGCCCCACGAGCGAAGATACCATCAAGAGAGTTAGGGTCCTCTCCTAGGTTACCATAGATAATCTCATGACTTACCGATTGGGTCAGTCCTGTCATAAAGAGTTTATCTTCCTGCAATCGGAGACCTGCGGCCGCCGACCTTTCTACTCCACGGAAGTTACGCACATCAACCTGCGAATAACTTTCGATTGTTCCCATGTATTCCTTGGCCGGGCGGGTTCCGCCATGCTCAAGATTTACACCCTTATCTCTTTTGGTCCATGTACCTGTTGGCACACTTACTACTTTGCTAAAATCATGATGGGTCTCTGCGCTCGCTGTCTTAAAAGGCAGCACCTCAAGCAGTTGATTTTTCTCCATCATAGTAAAGGCCAGCTCTCCGAGACTTCCATCGCGATCCAAACGGTTTGCAATTTCGTTCAACGGCAAAGCCTTATTGACTAACGATATTGTTGCCATAACACTCTCCTTTGATCTAATTTCTTTCCGTTAAAAAGCAACTAGCCTCCCGCTGGTTGGCCTTTATGTTTTTTTCAGGTTAGATTCTTATCTATTATGACATTACGTATGAGTATTTGTCAACACTCACTTTTTATACATAGACGGATAGAGCCGACGCAGACGTGCGTCCTCATCGCTTATCATTCCCCCTTGAGATTCAGAGATAAGGATACCATCCTCAGCGAACATTGCTCCGACCTTCTGTAAAAAGCTTAAGATCGCCGGGTTATTCCCAACTGGGCTTGAAGTCACGAGTTCATAGAAGGGAGCGTCGGCTAATTTCAACGCTCTCTGCATATCTGCCTTCTTCACCTCATGATCTTTCCCAAAACTCTCACGCATCCACAGTTCAGCCTCATGTTTTGTCTTCCCATATTTACCCTCAGCCTCATTATTGGCCTTTTCTTTATTTTCAGTGACAATCTCTGCAATTTTTTTCCCCTGCTCTTCACTCACCCCAACATCATGGAGGGCCCTCGCAAGCTCCTCATCCACATCCTTATAACCCTCGTAGGTTTCTGGAACATTTGGAATAGTTTTGACCTTCTCATTTAATTCATCGTACTTTTTGACAAGATCGGTGATAGTGCGGAACTGTGCGAGGTCCTCCCTACTCTTAATATCCCAAGAACCCTGGGCCTGCCATGCGGCTGGGCGTGTAGTACCCTCACCTTCCTCTGTAGCACTCTCAACCTTCTCTGTAGTACTCTCAACCTTCTCTGTAGTACTCTCCTCCTCGGCTCCCACTGCAGCAGGGGCCTCAGTGCTCTGTTCGGTATTCTCACCCTCAACGGCGCTCCCACCTGCAAGAACAGACCCATCATCGGCGGCGTATGCAACTCTAATCATTTTTCCCTCCATATTCACTCTCACCTAAATACTCATCCGGTACTTTAGCCATACCTAGAAATGCCTCGGCAACAATCAAAGGATTATCGCTGCCAAAAATACCCATATCGTAGAGATAAGTCACTAGGGTGTTGTGCCGTGCAATATCATCCTCATCTTTTATAGGCATAAAAAAGCCCATCCTTACCAGTAGCTCTGCGAAAACCTTAGGATGGGTTTTATACGCATTGATAAGATCCTCGCTGCGCTCCTTGAGAGCCTCCAATTCATATAACTGACTCTGATCTATAAAGTATCCTCTCATCTCATTCCCCCATTGCGCCCATAATATCATCCATTTTCGCCCCCTCAGAGGCTTTCCCAACTTCTGTGGCATTATCGACTGTTTGTTGCTTAGCCTGGGACTCGGCTTGAGCCGCTCTTATCTGACTCAACTCCTTCTCTGTCCTCAGTACATCGCTCTCAACGTTGTTTACTTCAAAGCGGCGGCGAATGAAATTATCGGTGTTAATTATCATCGCGGCCGAGGGGTCCATTTGCAGTAACGGGTAGACCTCATTCAAGGCCTGTAACATCCCCTGACCTTCAACAGCCCTCCGCTGTGCTTGTGCAAGGAATCCGTTAAACTTAAACTCACTTCTTACCCCTTTAGCCCATGATCCGGGAGAAGGTAGGATTCCCTCATCCACACCACTCTCGAAACTCCTCTCTAAGATACCGGTGAAAGATGAAAAATAGTTTTGTACGATGAAGGCAATGAGACTCAACCGCTCTCCTTGCTTCTCGCTTACCTCATAGGCGGTCTGTCTTGTAGTGGAGCGACTTAACATAGTCCAAAAATCGACCATAAAGTGATATTCTACAATCTGGTCCCGTCTACCGAGCAGGTCCATCGATGAGAGATACTCCCCACCTACGCTCATAAACTCAGGCTTTCTCTCAGGGTTCGTATAGTACATAACCTTCTTTGGTGCATATTTGATTCCATAGGCCTTTGCCTCAGTTCCAGCTATCATTGGCGGGGCGGCCCTAAGTTGGGCTCCCTCCAAAATACTCATAGATAATTGGTTGGTGTACATAAGGTCCTGATAGGCATCATCGCCAGGTCCCCGGCCGTATTTCTCACCACTGTTCTTTCTATAGAACCACATAGTTATGGGGTTACTCCTATAGAGGCTCTTATGGAGGATCTCTGAGCCATTGAGCTCTATTATGTAGGAGATAAACTGGTTCTCGCTCTTGCCGCCAAAGATTCTATCGTGCATCTCTTTGCTGATTATGTAATACAGATACCACCTAACCTTAGTAGGGGCCTCTTCGGCCTCCTCGGCTAACTCTTTACTTGGGTTGGTGAGTGTTGAGACGGCATTCATAGCAGTCATTGGATATCGATAAACAAACATATCCATATCCCCATAATCATCTTCACTGAAAAACCAATGGAATGGGTTAAGGGCTTTATAGAACAGCCTCTTTCCACGGGCCCTAGTGAGCATAGCCGCATTACCGAGGGTCACTCCATCATTGATAAACTGATAGGCCGCATTATAGAAATTCCCATGCCGCCAAAGGCTATATAGCCTATCGGTGATAAGCTTGTTGTATTTCTCTGCTATACGATTACTCCCCTCAACCGTTAACTCGCACCATGCACTCGCCGGTGATATCGTTTGTCCGAAGATACCGTCGGTCATTTTCCTCGCACTATCAACGGCCTTCCCATCGTATACCTCTGCATTCAAATGGACCTCATCCGGGTTATCGTAAATGCTTGTATCAACACTGCGTGTGGGTGAGACAAACTTTGCGACATCCTTCATAAGGGTCTCTCGACTTTTCTTCTCGTTCTCAAGAACCTGATAATAGTCTAAGAGTTTACTGACTTTATTCAAAATGTACCCCCAGCTTTTGAGATGAAGAGCTCAAAATCCTTCTCTATGTCTCCAGTACTCTTAATCCCATGAGACTCAAGCCATGCAACCGCAGCATCTAGGTCGCCCCGTTTCATTTCCCTTGATTCGTAATTTTTTTTAATCCTTTGGTAATCTTCGGCCCTCACCCCAGATGTATCTTCGGTCTCTCGGCGGCTCTTATCATCTTTAGCACCGGCCGGGGCGTTACTACTACCTTCTGCGCTCTTACCACCATCGTTACCACCCTCGTTACTACCCTCGTTACTACCCTCGTTACTACCCTCTTCTATATCCCTCTGCTCGCCTGCTACGTTCCCATCTCCATCTCCAAGGTAGAACTCACTGTAGCGCTTAACCTCTTCTTCTTTACTTAAGACGCTCTTACCCTCCCTTTTATCATTCTCGATAAGGTTCCTAACTCGCTCTATATCATAGGCAAGGGGCTCGGAGGAGAGCGAGGATAGGCGCTTTATGGCCTCATCTACCTTAGGGCTTAACCACCCCACATATGCCTCAATTGCACCTTTGGTCGCCTCATACCCCTTCTTGAGCAATGAGCCTATATCAAAAAACCCTGTACTATCGTTGAATCCCTTTTGCCTCTTTTTAAATTCATTATTCTCCATAAATTCCCTCCTTTAGTTTCCGTAAATATTCATCATTCAAATACTCTTTATCCTCGATTAACCTCATTATACCGGCCCACTTATCATTATCCCCACCGCTATACCTTTCGTGCAGATAATACACAGCCCGTGGTGTGAGAGACTTATTAAGAGAGGCCCACATACCACCGGTTAAGCTCTTCGCCCATTTAGCGTTCATCGCCGCGCCTCGGAGTCTCTACCCTCTCGGCAGT